TCTGTCTATCGCGACCAACGCAACGATGTCGCAGTCATTGGTTGTAAAAGGTGTCTTTTTGCCACCTTTTGAAACCGAAAATTGATACGATTTATTTTTGTCATGTACGCTTCTTTTTCCCTTCAGCGCACTTGACTTTACCTGTACGCGCCACATTTTATTATTGTACTCAGCAACAATATCTGTTGCGCCCATGTTTACGATGCGGCAGGAAATACCTAATTTCAACATCCGCAGCGCACAAATATATTCACCAATCTCACCGTTGTGTAGTGAAACTATACTCATATATCCCCCATATATTATTTATTATGAGGGATTGAAAATGTCTGTAAAGCCTATTCTTCTGCCAAAGAACGCATGCGTGTAACGAGCCGTCTAGCTCGGTTTGGCACCTGAGTATACCACTTCGAGTCAACCATCTGGTCTGCTGCTTCATTCCAGTCGCGTGCGTCCACGCCAGCCTTCATGCCAACAAATTTTGACAGCCTAGGATAGCCAAGGTTAAACATCATGTTGGCAATTACGCGCTGCGCTTCTTCTGGTAGATCGTCAAAGTCTTTGTACAGACGGTGACAATCATTGACTGTCACAGCAATATCGAGATCAAACGCCGCTTGAACACGCTCTTGCTCGACTACTGTACCAACAGGCTTTCCGTGTTCAGGATCGTTTTCTGTAATTAAATGGCCAATGCCAAAGGTTGGAAGACCGAGGTGGTCAAGGTAAATCTCGTACTTACAGCCCTCGTCTTCTGCGAGTTCTTTACGGAGTTTATCTTTGTTCATCTGCCAAGGAGTCCTGCTGTTGCTCCACGAATGCCCAAGGCTTCTGCTACTGCTGGGTTGTTTGTAGCCATTTCACGAAGGTTCGGCTGAAGACCGCCAGGCGAAAGAGGACGTATGTTAGGAGACAGTGGTTGTGTTACATCAACTGAGCCAATACCAGAAGACTGTACTGGAGTTGGCGTGGGCGTTACAGACGGTTCGCCTCTTGGTGTTGACACTTGCTGTTGTATTGCCTGAGCGGCAACCTGCCGAATGGGGCGTTGTGTTTGAGCCATCACTGAAAGGCCAGCATCTAAAGCGTCAGCAACAGTACCACCAAATTGCTGTGCGTTCTTTCTAGCAGAGCCTTCAGCAAACTTACGCATGATACGCTCATTCGCAAAGATCTTTGATGTCATTGTCATCCGTGCCTTTGCTCCAGCCTTGCTAATTGGATGCGCGGCATAACTAGCGGCAACGATAGCGCCTTCCTTACCAACATCACCAAGGTATGCTAGATCTGCGGCAAATTGACGCAATCCTTCTGCGCTTTCTTTGCCAATCAGGGCGTCAAGTGCGCCTGGCTTAAATTGCTTGTTTACGATGCGATCCAGTTGAAGTGCCGCACCTGTGCTTGAAAATACATCATCGCCAACAGAACTAACAATGTCATTGATCGCATAGTTCTTGATTGCTTCAATTGCCTCTGGGTCTTTGGCAAAGAACTTTTTGATCTTATTGATCTCTGTCACGCTACGCTGTGGATTGACCAAGTATCTTGCCGCATCCTCTGGGCTGAGTGTCCCACTGTTGAAATCGCGGATCACTTTTGAACTATTGGCAACATCAAAAGCCTGCTTTGCTTCAAGCAGTTCTTCTAACTTTGTAACGATGTTTGCGTCAGGAGAAACTTGGTTGATACGAGCAATAACCTCTGCATCAATCTTTGTTGGGCCTGACTGTGCAATTGTATTTGCCAGACGCTTAACCTGATTCCAATTGGCTCCAAACAACTCTTTGCCAGTGCTTCCAAGCGCATCAATCTGCCCCTTGAATTTCATGCCATTAAACTGTGTTGGATCCATAAGGTCGATGCTTGTACGCATCATAGCGTCATCAAGATATGCCCTTGCCAACTGCTCACGAACCAAATCTGGGTTGTCTACCGCATTGAGTACAGCCTTGAGGCGTTCTGGCGAACTTGGGCGAATAACTTTTCTGAAGAACTGATCGACATTGAAGCGAGGATCTTTTGACGCTGCCTTCATATTACGAACAATTCCGAACTTTTGAAGATCATCAAACACTTTCCGCCCTTCACGGTAGGAGCGGAATGCAACGTCTCTCTGGTCAGCAATAGCCTTTAACTGAGCGCGTTGATTTGGTCGAATTCCCTTGATCGCCATAAGATTGGTTGACTCAAGCGTTTGGTCAAAGGCGTCACGCAAGCGGAACAATTGTTCTGCTGTGGCGCCACCAATATCATTATCGAAGATGGCATCGTTAACCAACTTACGCTGGTTAGCAATCTGCTCAAATGATGCAAGGCTCCTTTGTTTGCTGGCCATTTCTTCTACACCCCGAATAGCCTGCTGAACTTGCTTGGGTAGAACGCTACGAGCGCCTACAGCCTCTTCAAGATCTTTGACGGCGCCTTCGAGGATGCCAGTGTTAATTACACGAGCCTTGCCACCTTCTTTGGCGATACCAGCAACGCCATCTTGAAATTCAAGTTTGCCGAGCATGTCATCAACCAAACGGAACTCGTTGCCGCTAACTCGACTAAAATTCTGGAATGAATCAACGATAGAGCCAAGTGTTGCATCGTTGATGTCAAATCCCTCATCAAGAGAACGCTCAATGAGATTAATGCTGTCTTGAACGGATTTCAAAGCAGAGTTGGATGCTTCTGTTTGAGCCTGCTTTAGTTCAGCAAAACGTTTTGATGTTGCGTCAGCAAATGCTCTTCCAGCATCTTCAGCCTCAGCATTGTTAGCAAGCGCTCGGAAGAAATCAGCCTTCTCAAGAGCAAAGTTTGTGTTTTTGATAAGTCTGGTGGTGTCCTTTGTTGCGCCTTCTGCGAGTTTCTGGGCATAGGCCATTGTCGCAGGCGCACCTAAACGCTCAAGACTTGGCGCGGCACCTTCTTCAATCAGTCGCAGTCCACGCTCTCCACCCTCTTCAGTGGCTTCAGCAAGCGGCCTTGATATAACCTTTCGACCGCCACTCACAAGACCTTTGGCCGCTGCGAATGTACCCATTGTCACGAGATCAACCGTGCCAGCAATTACTGCCTCTGTGGCTACGTCACCAGCAACTTCACCTAGGCTTTGCTTCTGAATACCTAGAATGCTTTCAATGCCTTCTTCAAGAGCCTGACCAGCCGCAGCGCCTGCCGCCGCACCGCCTGCGCTTGTAAGAATCCCAGGTGACGTCAAGATTGCGCCAGTAATTGAACCAACTGTCTCTGGGATGATTCCAGCCAGATCAGCAACATCACCAAAGGAAAAACCCTCATCCTCAATGACAAGGTTTCCATCAATTGGGTCTAGTCCTCTTGCTTGTTGGCCAGCGGGCGTTAAAGCAAGGCGACCGCTAGAATCTCGTGTGTATCCCTCAGAGCCAACAAGTTTTTGCAGGATTGCCTCCTGCTCCTCAGCCGTTTCGCCAAATGACATCAAGGCGCGGAGAGAAGAGTCTGCACCAGTTTCGTAATCAAAGCCTTCGTCTTTGCCTACGCGACCAAACTGAGCGGCGACATCTTCAAGGCCGCGAACTTGACCAATCTGTTGCTCTGGGGAGAAATAATCGCGGATTGCATCAATCTCTTCTTGCGTTGGTGTGTCACCAGCAATCTTTGCTTGACGCATGCCTTGCGGGGTTTTGACTTGAATGATTCCCATTTGAAACCCCTTATTGAGTTAAATCTAAGACGCCTTCTTCCGTCATGACGCCTTTCTTTTTCGCAGGCTGGTCAGCAACACCAGCGTATCTATTCAAAGTTGAAATTCCTGTTCTTACATCTCTCTTGCCGCCAACAACAATACGATCATACATTTCTCTCAAGGCAAGTTTCAATTCTTCAGGATCTGAAGTAAGGGTCAGATTGCCAACAATAACCTTAACCCGTTCGCGGTCAGCATCCGAAATTGTCTTGCCAGCTTCACCGAGAATTTCTGGGGCTTTATCAGCAGCAATAACATTAAGAATGCGCTTCACTTTTGCTACTGGGGTTGCTTCATCTGTAAGGTCAAGACCTAATGCGTTACCAATACTGACAGCGGCGTCACCAATTTGGTCGAAGGTTGTTGTTTCACCAGCATCAACGATAGCAAACGCTTCGCCAACTTTATTGCCAAAACGATCAAGACCTTCGTCCATCGCAGTCAATCGGCTCATGTATGTATCATATTCACCGGGATTGAAATAACCGCGAGAAGGCTTGTCAGCGCCTTTGTAGTTGGCATCAACACGTTGGACGCTAATTCGTAAATCCTCAGGGGCGTCAGTGAAAAGCGAAATATCATCGTAAGATGCGGCATATTTTTTCCCAAGTTCAGGAGCCTTAAACGCTTCCTTTGCGACAGATTCGTAAACGCTCATTGGGATGATTTCATAGTCCTGACCAAACTGAGTATCTTGATCAAGCGAATTTAACTCATATGAATTAAGACGAACAATTCTACCCTTATCAAAGTTCTTTACGAATCCACCTTTGCGTGGAACAACGTAATATCCCTGCCTATTCATTGCCGCAGTCTGGTCTTCTTTCTTGCGGCTAAGAGCATATTCGCCAGCCTTTGCCCGAAGCGCACGAGCCTCAGAACGAGCCTTAGTCAGTTCAGGCAATGCCTTCTCACCAGCCTCACCGACAGAGGACAGCATGGCACCGACATCAAAACCTTTGCCTGCTTTGTTCTGCATAAGAGCAAGACCGAATGCCATGAGTGCTGTGCGGTTATCTGCCTCACCAGAAACATCAAGGCCAGTTGCGTCAGCAAATTCCTTCATGTACTCATCATAATCTTTAGGCGCTACACCAGGCCGCGCACTCTTCAGATATTCATCAAGAGCCGTTACTGTGGCTTGTTTGATTGGAGTGTCAGCGCCTTTGACAGAAGCGCTGTCAGGAATAGCGCTTTCCCGTGCATCACCTGTAACAACGGCAGTATCACTGCCATCATCTGCTGCTTTTTTTGCTGCGGTCTTTTCATCTATTCCTTCAATAATGTCCTTGCGGCGTTTACCTGCTTCTGCCTGAGCCTGCGCTAAACGAGCCTCTTCAGCCCTTCTTTCCATAATAGAAGTATCATCAGGGCTAATAGAAAGCCCAGACTCAACATCTAAAAGGCTTGGTGATGTGGAAGGTGAAATGCCGCTAAAGATGTCAGTGATTGAAAAACTATCTGGCGCTCTTTCTGGCTGTGAATATTCAATATCTTCAAAACTCTGCATAGGAACAGCGGATTGATTTTGACCAAACCCCATGCCAATCCCAGACAAAAAGTCTTGAATAAGACCAGTTCTGTTTCTAAAAGCCTGCTCCCCACTGTCAATGCCAGTGGGCGTTACAGCACCAATACCTGATGTTAATGGTAGTACAGGGCGTTGATCAGCCATTATTTACCTCACTGCGATACGCTACCGCCACCGCTAGGTTGAATGCCTTGCAGGGCGGTGTATGCGCCAATACCAGCCAAGAACGGATTGGTCTGTGGCGTTGTGGCGGATTTGAATGTAGAGCCAAGACCAGCGCTAGGTACACCTTTTAGCAACTGCTGACCAATCTCAAGCCGTGTGTATGGCTCCTGAGCCTGCTGAAGCAGGTTCTGACGTTGAGCCTCAAGAATACGCTGTTGCTGAGACTGACCAATCTGACCGAGTTGTGTCAGCATGCCAACGTCAGCGCGGCCAAGTTCGGATTGAACGCGGCCAATATCAGCAGTTGTCCCTGCCAATTGACCAAATGCTTGACCAAGACCACCCATCAATTGAGCGCCACGTTGTGCGGCTTCAAGAGCCTGCTGGTAGCCTGATTGACGCAACTGACCAGCAGTGCGGGCCTGTTGCTCAAGAACATTCCGACCAAGTTCAGATTCTGCAATAGCCTGACGTGAGCCGCCAAAAGCCCCTGCGCCAACTGCTTTAGCGCCAAGGCCAAGGCGTTGCATCTCACCAGCACGAGCAATATCACCCATTGTCTGGTCAATAACTTGAGAGGTATACGGATTGTAATACTGAGCCAAAGCCGCCGCTGGGTCAGCCAGAGCGCCCAAACCCGCACCTAATGCTGCCTGTGCGCCGTATGTTTGGCCAGCCGCACCGCCAATAAAAGGTGCGTATGATCCAACGAGGTTAGGCGCGTACTGAAGCGCTCTTTCTTGAAGAGGGTCAAAACCAGCAACCTGATATTGTGGCAGACCAATAGGCTTGTCCAAGAGGCCTGGCGCTGTTTGCGTCTCACCATCAAATGTGCCGAAAGCGGTGCCTAGCAACCGCTTTTCCAAGCCCTCAAGGTATGGGGCGAGGCGTTGTACTTGTTCTACTGTCTGGACTGCCATTACGCCATCCTCTCGAAATCATCCATCATATCATACATTTTATTGATGCCTTGACGCAAGTTGCCATTGCCTGCGCCTTTTACAGCGTCACGGGTCATCACAAACTCACCAGCCATCAACATAGCAGGAACGTCATCTTTCGTTCCAGATCCCTCGGATGGGTCAATCCCGCCATTTCTACGAGGGAAATAGTCAGGCTCACCACCGTCAGCCATATAATTAATACCGCCAATCTGACCGCCAGGGCCACCGTAACCGTAAGGACGGCGCTCAAAGGAGCCACGAGAATCTTCCTCTTCCTCGTCTCCAGCAAGCAATTGAGCCAACAAACCAGCCGCAACACCCTCGCCCATTCGGGTGTTTAGGATCTTAAACAAAAGATTTCCTTTGTCTTCTCCAGCATAACCTAGGCTCTGAAGGAGTTGACCGCTCATTGTCTCGCCTTTTGCCGCAGGGGCAACGCCACGGAATGCGCCAAATCCAGATCCTGTTGATGCTCTTTGCGCCGCTTCATCTGCGACACGCTTTTGAATTGCTGGGTTCATGCCAGCCATGCTTGGTGTTACGGCAGTCTGACCGGCCGCTTGACCAGCCGCTTGGCCCCCAAATGCCGCTCCACCAATACCGCCAAGAAGAGCAGAACGCAAAGCATCCTTTGGTTTTTGGCCGAATGCCAAACCACCTAACCCGCTAATTAATGCAGATGAAAGCGCTGGGCTTGACGCTACCGCACCAAGTCCAGGGATCCCCGCAAGAATGCCAGCAGGCCCGCCTAATAGCGTACCCGCAACAACTGGC